GCCTTGACCTGATCATCCGCCGCACTTTTAGCGCCTAATGCACTGATCCCGGCCCCCGCGAGAGAAGCCACGCCGCCAACCGCAGCCGCGATAATGCAGCAATCGGTGGCCGGCCGAAACTCGACCGGGAACATCGCGTCGTCAAAAACGTTCATTGACCAATCCATTTGGCGAGATAGGTGTCCGCCGTACCGAAACCCAACGCCTTCAGCGCCCGATCCAGACCGAGCGGCTTATGCGTCTTGAAACCTGAAAACCAAATCTGCACGCCGCGCTTGGTCAGCTCTCTCTCAACGAACTTGATCATGCGAATGGCATAACCGCGCGAGCGAAACTCGACCTTCATGTAGATCATGTCCATCAGCGCAGTCGGGATATCGTAGTGCAAGGAATTGTGCAGCAGGCAGGTATAATACCCGATCAGTTCGCCGTCTCTGCGACATGTCACCAGGAACATGCGTCCGTCGCGGTCTCTCGCAATGTATTCGCTGTCTTGAGGCTGGAGCGGCATCCGGTCCTGAAACAGGGCCAGTTCTTGCCAATGGGTGGGGTAGATTTCTTTCAGTTCAGGGAGCGCATTTTCGTAAGGCTCGACCTGATAGGTGATCATTGTGAGTCGTAATGATCGCGGGCGATAGACTGAAACGCCGCGAACATCATTCCAATCATGCTGTATTGAACAAGGCCGCCCTGCCAATGACCGGCAAGCCCGTCCGAATGCAGCGTGAAAATCTGCACACCCTGAACGTCACCCGACCTTGCACGCTCCAGCACTGTTTCAAGTTGCTCAATGACAAGCGGTTGTCGCTCTGCCGCACCAACAACAGGATTGCCACGAATTCCGACTACTTCGCTCACGATCGGATATCCACGATCATCACGATCCGGTCGTCTCTTGAGTTATTGGTGACGGAGTGTTCTTTCTTGTTGTCGATCAGCCAGACTTCGCCACTTTCAAAGTTGACCGTCTCATCGCCGATCGTAAACAGCGCGCCGGGCAGGCTTTGCAGCGCAACCTGATAGCGCGTGTAATACGTAGCCGGTGCGCCACCGTCTACGTGCGGCGTGATCTTCTTGCCCGGCGCGAGTTTGGTAATGATCACACGGCCCAGAGTCACGCCCTCAACCAAACGCATCAGATCGAACAGGACCGGCCTAGCCTGGGGTAGTTTATCGAACGCTGGATAAGGCTTAACGATGATGTCATTGACAACATCGCCGGCCGTCTCATTAAACATCAGCCAGATATCGCTGACTTCGCCGTGTGCCGTCTTGGGGTGGTTAGTCCTTAGGGTATTTTGGTCCCATAATTCCGGTTGGCGATTGATCGCCACCAAGAGAGGGGCAACATTGACGCCTTTTGCCAGTCTGTAAAAATTATCCATGGTCCCCTTAACCGAGTTGTGTCGAATAGAACTGCGTGGCTGACACTTGACCGAATGTTTGCTGCTTTAGATTGGCGAGCGAATATGCAGCGTTGGTGCCAAGAGCATCGATCGCCATTCCCGGCGGCGGATAGATATTCTTCGCCGTTCCGCTCGCATTGAAGACCGTGGTTGAGACCCCGATGTTAAATCCATCCAGCACCACGCCGGTATTCACGATTCCCGCCGCGATGACGTTCCACTCGGATTCCAGCGCGGTCGCCGTCGCCTGTGTCGTACCGGCCGCTGTAACGCTATCATTGACCGTAGATTGAACGGTTTGCAGCGTGCGGTTCAGAAGCGCGAACCAGAACCGCCACCAGATTTGCGCAGGCTTCCCATTCGGGGAATTAAACAACGGCATTTCCGCCGTTGGCATGTTGATTTCAGTTTGAGTTGTTATGCCACTCAACGGTCAATTTCCTTTGCCGTGCTTCTGCGGCTAACTCATCCCGCGTATCGTACCAATTCGCGGGCTGGCGTTTGTTCGGGCGATACGGCATCTTGGACAGGAAGAACTTGCCGTTTTCCTCCCATGCATAAGCCTTCACGATTGCGCCTGTTCGGTCAGAATGTAGGCCGCATTCAGTGCCGTCTTGATCGGCTCCGACCACGACAGTTCATAAACCCGGTCTCTCGCCATGCCCAACCGGGTGAACTGCGGAGATGTCAGATACTCTCCAATGTTGCCCATCGAAGTCGTGATGTAGTCGCTGAAACTCACACCGCGATCATCCGAGTAGCGCAGGTTCAATAGCGGCGTGTTGACGGTATCGACCGTGGTGCCGCATTCCATATCCGCCACCAGCGCCCAATGCGTGATGCGCTTCATCTCGTCTAGGACATGCGGGAAGCTGCGCAAGCACTTGATCGGCAGGCCGTTGTCCGTGAACGTATTAACGTCGATCGTGTAGAGAATGCCGGTCTGCCAATCCAAGCCTAAAACATGGTTATAGGCGTTCACATAGAGTACGCAGCGATGGCGGTGCTCGTTGCCGTCATTGTCCAACCAACAAAGCTGCGACCATTGCTTGGTGGCGATGTCGTATTGCCAAGTCGCGTCCGCTGCAGGGAAAGACAGCGTGTAGAACGTGTGGCCGCCGACCTGATAGGTTGACCCGATCGCATCCGCAATCGTACCTGCGGTTGCAATGTAACCCTGTAGAATCTGCTCGATGGCGTGGGTCGAAATGCGTTCGGCCTTATAGCCGCTGGACTGAACAACAATCGCCTGACCCTTGAGGTCTTGCGATATCCAGAACAGTTCGGAGTCGAGCGTGACCTGCGAGTAAGGCGCAACACAGCCATAGGCAACAAAGGTCGTCGAGACCGCTTCGAACGCAAAGGGAGAGGCACCAGAAAGATACCACGGTTCGGTCGAGAGCTGGCCGATCAACCATGCTTCCCGCTGCCTGACACCAACAATTGCGATATTGTCCGCGTAGGCATTCTTGCTGGCGAGGTCCAGCGCGTTGAACGTCACCGAGTTCAATAGCGAGGTGTACCAGTATGGCGTGCCGGGCGCATTAAACAGGAAGAAGCCGGACAGATAATTGACGGTCGTAGAACCTACAAAGGTTCCGGTCCCGTCACTGATCGCAGCGAACACCCGAAGGTCTAGCGATACCGTCCAGCCGTTGGTGGTGCCGTCTACCACCACCATGGCATTGCCGACATCCTCGCCATTGTCCGCCATGGAGACGATGGGATTGGTTTTCTCGGTGAGATCACCGATCGCCGAATAGACCCCGGCAGAATTAACAAAGTACAGCGTCGAATCAATAGCGGTATACAGATCGCCATTGGTGGCGCGATAAAGCCCCCTGCCCTGTCCTAATGTGGGGGGAAGGGCAAAGAGTTTGAGGCCGGGACGCGGATAGTGCGTGACTGGAACGGGGGGATTAGTCTCAGTGGGATTCGCTTCTGGGTATAAATTAAGGCATCTTTGTGCGTTGGCCGTGACGCTCCTAGCCGAATAGGCGCCGCTGGTGAGATAGAGTTTGCCCACGGCGCCTACTCAGTTCTAGGCAGTTTTGATCGCGCCCCACGCACCATCCTTCGAGCAGAAGAACAGCGCGCATTGGCCGGTCGTCAAAGCGTAGGCGGTCGCGGTCGCGCTGAGATTGATGGTATCCGTGCCCCTGCCGTAGAGATCAAGCGTATGGGCGCCCGCGTTGAACACCATCACGATCTGGCCGGTCTTGGCAGCCGGCAACAGTGCACTGTCGGTATCGGCCGCCACTGTATCAATCTCAAACAGGGCAACGTTGGCCGGCAACTGAAACGCAGCGGCCTTGGTGCCACCTGAATGCGCGGTAATGCCATTTTGATACGAGCGATTGAGACCATTGGCGAGTCCAAGAAGCCAGCGGCCGTCCTGCAAGGCATAAGACGATTGAAACGGAGGTGGTTTTCCGACGGTAGCCATTCTAATTCTCCTTTAAGTGTTAGTTTGCGCCGGACCACGGGTCCGAGAAGGATCGATGTTACGCACTTGGTGAATTTACTCTTTGGTACACACGCGTGCCTTTGGGGCGCCATTCTGATGAAGGACGACGGTTCTTCGGCTGATCTTGCTTTGGAATCCATTGGCAGTTTTCCGGACAATATCCGACGCTGTTATCAACACGATCTAGAGAAAGACCGGGCCGATAACCTTCAATCATATCGTCATAGAAATTTTTGAAATTGGATCGCCAACGATCACATATGCGAACGCCACGGCCGCCGTAACTAATATAGTCGATGTAGTTTTTGTTTTCGCATCTGGTGATCATAGAGTTCCAGATGCGATATAGAGGATGCTTTGTCAGGCCATGAGTTGTTTTAGTTTCTTTGTTAAGGTCTGAATTATAGCAACCGCAAGACTTCGATCTTCCGGACCTTAAATCCGCACCCTGAACGACTCGAACATTTCCACATTCGCAAGAACATTCCCAAGTGAGGCTTTTGCCTTGGTATCCTGCACGACGAATGACCGTATATCTTCCGAATTTTCGATCCGTCATATCGATGAAGTGGGTCAATTTGCACCGCTCCATTGGTCACTCAGGATATTATAAGAACTCGAAGCCATCGTCAGCACCTTCGGCATCCGCAACTCGGGAATCTGGAGGTTGGAACACTTGACGACATCCAGCGAGTTACGCGCCAGATTGTTCAGTTCGGTATCGGCCTGAAGACCCTTGCCGTAGGCTTGTCGGAGACGACGCGCCAAATTGAATTTCAATGCGGATATGTACTGATCTGGAATGACAGACAGATCGGTATTCGCCGTGACAATCGGAATGACATCCTTCAACCGAAAGAACATCTCGTACTGAGATGCATTCGGCCACGGATAGAGGAAGATGTTGCCAACCGGCCAAACCGAATCGAGATACGCATACAGCGTGAACGAAGTCAGTCCCTTCAAACTCAGCAGGTCGTACTCTTCGCCCGCTGGAATAATCGAAATCGGCGTATCAACGTTCAAACCAGATTGGACGATCTGACGTAAGAAGCCGCTTTCCAATCGATCCGGCCTGCGGGATACATTGTAATTCCCGCCCGGCCCGATCGTGTAAGGCGTAATGCGTCCGTCCGAGACAAACCCGTCAACCAGCAAATCCCAGACCATCCAGCGCTGAGTATTCCACTCAGCAATCATGTCGTTGAGGTCAGACAGG